TTCCTCGAAATACTTCTGAGCCATTTGCTTCAGTTCCAGATCAATGCCCTTATTCGGATTCTGATGAACACTGTCCGGATAATTCTCATGTAAGTAGTAAGCTATTGGTATTACGAACCCATATTTCTCAGACATTGATCTATACGGGCCGTAAAATATATGATGCCGATGGCAATATGGCGTGCCGGTAAAATAACAATGATCCATATCATCTGTGAACACGCTCCACAATTTCTTAGACATCCACACCATACCTTTCTTTCAGGAGTCTCTTTTCTTCTGGTGTGGCGATTTCTCTATCCGGGATCTGTGCCTCCTTACACATTGTGATCAGCCCCGATATCAGCCTGGACATTTCCTCTGTATTATAGGTTCGGCTTCCTCTGAGGAGTCTGTATGTCCGGTACATCACACCGTCAACTCCTTCTCTCACTTGTGAGGTGGGCTGCAGGTGATATTCTGTAGAGTTTTTCACTTTATTCTCTGCTTCTTCCGTGTCTGGAATCGTTGCACATGCCGATTTCCAGGATAATATTACCGGATATCCATATCTTATAAGACACATGTTGTGTGCTTCCGGATTGCTCAATTCAAGCTTTTTAGCGAACTTCGTAATCAATACCCAGTAATAAGCATTCGCATCTAAGCTTCTCTTTTCTCGATGTTTCTTAATCTGAATATCAAGCTTCTCACAATCTTTCAGTTCCTGGAATGCATCTCTGGCATCCTCATTCACTTCTACAGAGATGCTCTGCTTTCTTGTGGCATAATCCATCTTCAAGCCTTCGAGTTTTCCTGTGAAATTCATCAATCATCACCAAATTTCTTTTTCAGTATCCCCAACAATGAGGCACATTGCTTTTCTGTAAGAGTGTCCATATTCATTTGATTGTTGATTAACCACTGTTCCAAATTCACCCCGTGTGCAGTACACTGTGTTCGGAGTGTCTTCTTCTTTGCTTCTGATGCAAGGTCCTCTCCTGTTCCCGGAATCTTTGCTTCCAGCTTGTTGTATTCTTCTTTCAACCACAAAGTCCTGTATGAATAGCCACACACTTCACAAATGCCCTGCACATACTGTTCCATACTCTCTGTTGGCTCATGGAATTGTCTTTTACCGGATTCGCCCCGTTCATCACTGGAGTCTGCATCTCATATTCCTTATCATCGATAACGACCTTGATCCGTGTTTCATAACAACGATTCGTATTGTTATTCTTGTCCTTGAACTCGATGTCTGTTTTTCTAAGACTGCTTCCGGTCTGCGGATCAGGGATTGGCTCCCAATACACTTCGGTAGCACCGTTCTGTCTCAGCAATTCAATACATTTCGCCCAGTTCAGATATGTAAAGCCATCTCTTTCTTCGCAATACTGCCTTACATCAACCTTTATCAATTCCTCATAACTTTTAAGTGCCATCTACTCTTCACCTTCTTTGTTTTCTTTTTTACGCGTGATCGAATATTTATATTCTCCAACAGCATACTTATCAAATATCGAAGTAATCTCACTTGCCTCTGCCAAACTGTTTACCTCGAAAATCACTTTATCTTCATGCTCGTACAGTAAATTACTGGACTTATAAACCCTTACTATTTCTACTTTCCACATCACAATATCCTCCTGTACATATCATTCAAGCACTCCTCACACAGACGATCCCCTTGCACCGTATATAGGTAATCCCCCTCATACAACGGTGCTCCACAGCCACTGCAATATGTAACCGGTTCCGGATCATCTGGCGGGGTGGACTTCCAATCATCATATCCCGGTATATCTTCCATTACTCTTTCTCCAAAAATTCAAAATCTTTCAACATCTTTTCCATCCACTGCTCTGCGTCTCTGTCACCCAAACCGATAACATGCATATCAAATCCAACCAGCAGGCCTAAGATCACATCTCCTACAATAGGATTTCCATGTTTGTTCGTGTCATAGAAATAACATCCCATCGGATTCACCGGAAGATTCTTCACAAGACCTTCTTCATCTACGATCATGACTACTTTGGTTTTGAAATAATCCAGCAGTTTCTGGGTTCTCACTAACTCTACATATCCGCCGACTTCTTCTCTCAGGCTTTTATGATCAAAATCCGGATCGATAATTGATATCTTATTATCCGTTGTAATTTTCAGCGTCTTCATCTTTTCTCCTCCGCCTGTTTAATGGCTTCCTTTGTAATACTTACCAGAACTTCCTTTGCCAGTTCTTCTGGCATATGTCCGCGAAGTGATCTATACATTGCCACTGTAACTCCTTTATATTCCTTTATCAGTTCTGCTCCTGATCCAAGTAGTTCTACCTGGCATCCCGTTATTCCGCTGCAAACGGACTGTGATGTTGCTTTAATCATTTGACTAATTTCCTTTCTTCTCATATAATATAGTTGACTAATTTTCTGAGCGCCCAAAGCTTGCCGGCTTATGCGGGTGCTCTTCTTATTTCCATGTCAGATCAAAGATTTGTCTTAACTGATCCGGCGTATAGATTTTTGCTGATGGCACCGTCACACAGCTGATCAGGTAGTTTCTTCGCACTTCTACGGTATTTGAATCCTTGCTGATTGCATCTAAGTGCTCCCGGATTCTTTCCAGTTCTTTCTGGAATTCATGATCATCCATCAGTCTTGGTATCTCTTGCAATGTCCTCACCTCCTTCACTTTGCAAACAACCAGATAAATAACACTGCATCGAATGTAAGCCCGATTACTCCGCCAATCAGCAGCTCAAACACCACTTCCCGGACGATTCTCTGCCATTTTGTTCTTGGTCCTCTTCTTTTCATGCTTGTCCTCCCTTCTACCGCCTAAGCGGTTTTCTCAATGGTATAGGTGATTTCCACCTTTTCCTGTTCCTCCAGAAGAGATATCAACACCTCAATGATTTTTTCCATATCTGGTTTCATACTCGCCACCCGCTTTCTATCTCCTTGGTTATGTTTATGCATCACTGTTTGTACTTGTTGCGGTTCTCTGGTATAATTTTCCTATCAAATGAAAGGAACTTGTTAATCATGAAACTAAATCCTGACTGCATACGAGATATACTTCTTGTTGTAGAAGAAATTCCCGATATAAATCATCGCTGGAGATTTGACGAAGAAACTATTCCTGAATTGTTTCCAAATTACTCCTTTGATGAAGTGATGTATCATATTCGCCAATGCCAACTTAATAATTTCTTTTTTCAAGCAACCATTAATATCACCGGAACAAGTTGCGTCGTCTCGGATTTATCTCCTGAAGGGCATGAATTTCTTGCTAATATCAGAAATGACTCTTTTTACAACAAAGTAAAATCTATAGGTGCTGAGCTGGGTGTGCAATCGCTTAAGGATTTAACACAGATTGCCTTGTCAGCCGCGTCCCTAATTATCAAATCGCATTTCAATCTTCCATAATATGTAAAGATTTTACTGCGACTTTCTTGGCGTATCTCTTTATCAAAGCAATATTGGGTAATGGCCTTCCACATTCAGCAATGTAAAGAAGTACGCCTTGAAAGCAAAGTTTCCAATAAATTGCTTTTGCTATCGCTATCATCGATAGCACAGCTAAAATTCCTATCACTATCAGCATCTTTCTTCACCTCGCTTCCTGTCCTTCCAAAAAATACTCAATACTCACCCCAAAGTAATCCGCAAGCTTCTGTAGCTTATCAACTTTGGGATTACTTCGTCCCCTTTTCCAATCTGACAAAACAGACTGGGAGATTCCAGTTTCTTTTGATACTGCGTAAGCTGTTTTGTTATTTTTTACTAATAACTCAGCAAATTTTTCGTA